CCGTACAGCTCGTCGGTGTCTTTGTTCACGGCCAGATACAGCGCGCGGTCAAGCTGCGACCACTTCATGTAGATGGTCATCTGCGCGTAGTGCTCGGGCTTGGCTTTCTGCACGCCGTCTTTCTGCAGCAACGCGAAGCTCTTGGCGTTGTGCGTTTTCATTTCGACGCAATGGAACGCCTTGGGCGCTTCCGGGATGCCGCGCACGACGCCATCCATGCTTCCGCCCGCGTGGCCGCTGACCGCCTTGAAGTTGAATTGCGCGCCGGTCGCCGGGTCCACGTCGTAGACCTCGCAGCCGATGGCGCGCAGCTCGTTGACGAACACTGCCTCTTCGCGCTGGCCGCGGTCGAACAGGCGCAGCATGCGGCCGTCGAACTGCTCGCCGCCGGTCGCCCAGCGGAAGCCGTACCACAACTGGCGCTCGCACTCGCGGCCGATGACAGAGCCGCCGAGGTAGCCGCGCGGCTTGTCTTGGCGCGTGTTCTTCCAGAACGCGTAGATCGCTTCGACGGTCTGTGACTTGGGTGGGGCGGGTAGGAGGGCCATCACATTCTCGAAAGGTTGCGGCGGGCTACTGAGGGGTAGCAACCCGCCTTGTGGATAAGTGCCGGTGCATCGTCTAGGCGGTCCGGCTAAGCCCAGGAGTCGCGCTTCCGTGCGCTGGTGCGATGCTCACGCCATGAAACTTAGGCGGCCTGGTTGCGCTTCCACGGCGGGGTTTCGTCAACCGCGGCTTTGTTCTGCTGCGTCGGCGCACCGTTGCCCGTGCCACTCGCCGCCGCGCCGTCGCCTTTCTTCCACGCCTTGATTTCGTTGCCGTCGCGCGTGGTGACGTAGCCGTTGCCCTGCGTGGTGCCGGCTGGGATGAACTCGACGCGGATCGTCATGGGCTTGTAGTGCAGCTGCTGGCTGTCGGTCGGGTTGAGCACGCCGGTCGCTTCGCGGATGCTGGCCATCTGGCGGTTGGCGATCTCGACCGCCTTCACGCTCGGGTTGTCCAGATTCAGGTTCGCCCACACCTTGCGGCCCTTGAAGTCGCCGGCCGTGATCTCGTGCACCAGTTCCAGGTACTGGCCGGTGTTGGCCTTGGTCGGTTTCAGGTCGCTGTCGACGATGACAGCGGGATACTCGCCGGTCGGGATGGCCGAGAAATCGGCCTGCGCTTCGGCGTCCGGGTTGAACAGGTTGCTGATGTTTGCCATTGCTTGGTTCCTCGGGTTAAACGGGTAGGTTGAAAGCGTGCGATTCAACGCACTGGTTGATTACGCAGCGGCCGCGATGGGCGCCATCGCTCCCATGAGCGCATTCCAGTCGAGCGGCAGAACGTCGGGCAGGGCGTAGCGGTTGCCCGCGATGAAGCTCGGCTTCGCGTTGCAGTTGACGATGCGGCGGCCGGTTGAAACACCGCGAGCGCGGATGGCCTGACCGTTCGTTTCCTTTTTGATGGCGGTCTCTTCCTGAGCAAACAGGATCGCGTCCGCCCACTCGACGATCAGTCCGAGTGCGCCCTTTTGCATCTTCAGTTCGTAGCGGTCAAACGCTTCGCTGTCGGGAGACTCGAATCGCTTGATGGCGCTGTGCGCGATCAGTACGACGGCCATGCCGCGCTTCATGCGCAGATCGTTGAGCTTGGCCAGGAAGTCGCGCCACACCGTGTTGGCCTCTATGTACCCGCGGCCGTATCCCGGCGTCTCGATCGACGCCCAGCTGTTCTTTTTGCAGACGTGCGTCCAGATCAGCGGTTCCAGCCAGTCAGTCGAGTCGACGACAGCGGTGCCGAACTCGTGCTGATCGTTTAGCAGCGAAAGCACAGCCTGCTCGACTTCCTCGTACGTCTTGAGAAGCGGAAAGCTCTGCGTCTCAATGCCGCTCAAGCCATCTTCCAGCGGCAGGAAAATCGGCTTGTAGGCGCCGGCCGCGAAGGTGGACTTACCCACCTTCTGCGCGCCGTGCACCACCACGCGCGGCGGCAGGCTGTTGCGTTGCGTTTTGCTGATTGATGCGAGGGAAATGCTCATGGGGTTGGCTCCTTTGCCAGTAGTTCGATCAGGCGATCGGCATACGCCACCGCCACTTCGGTTACGTCGTCGATGTCAGCCGCGCCAGCGGCGAGCATTCCGTGCATGGCCACGAACGCGGCGGATTCGCGCTTAGTCAGGCCGGACGAGCTGATCGTGTGCTCGGCCAGCGTGATCGGGATGGCGGAGCGGCTGCCGAGTTCGGAGGGGTCCATTTAGGCGGCTCCGGTGGCGAGGGCGATGGCGGCGCGTATCTGCACAAGCAGAGCTTGTCCACTGGTGTACCAAGCCTCGCTGTGCCGATCGACGAACTCTTCCGCCTCGGCAAGCGCTTCCAGCAACATCGGCGCTGCGGCGATCAGGCGGGCGTTGGCTTCAGCCTCGCCTCTGGTGATTTTTGCGAGCGTCGATTCCTTGCCGGTGATGCCAATGGAGCGCATTCCGGCATAGACCGCTACGGCCACATCGCCGACAGGTGAGCGAACGTCGCCGCACTGCACATCGGGAGTCCACGGCCCCGGCGTATGCTTCGCATCCATCACGCCGCCTCCCGCATCGCTTCCACCGCCTCAATCTTCACGCTCGGCTTCGCCGGTCGCGCCGTGATCGCCTGGGCCAGTGCGGCATAGACGCCCGGCTCGTTCGATTGCAGGTAACGCAGACCCGCCAGCACGATCGACGGCTTGTACGTGATCGCCTGCTCGAACAGGGCGGCTGGCACGCTGTCCTTGATCGCGGCCAGCGCAGCAGCGTCGACGGTGCGGTTCATGCCGTAGGTGATCGCGACCTTGTAGCTTTCGCCGCTGACCGTTACCGCGCCTTCGTCCTTGGCGGGCATCAGCGCGATCAGGGCGGTGTGCGCGTCGCTCAGCGCCTCGGCGGTGCGTTCGTGTTGCATCTTCGCCAGCTCGTAGATAGCGGCGGCTTCGTCGATGGGGTTCATGGGGCGGCCTTGGCGAGGCGCCGGGCGCGTTCGCAGGCCGTCTTTCCGGGGCGCTGCTTGCCTGTCTTGCTGATACAGTTGTGATGTGTGCGAGGCAGGTTTCCCATCGCGGCGCGGTCAGCCGCATTCATGAAATCTGCCCGCTGAAAATTGCGCTTCATGTCCATTTCCTCTCTCCTTCCTCAGATCAGTTTCATAACCAGCCACACGCACAACGCGGCGCCGGCATCAATAAAAAACAGGAACCTTGCAAACTCCCCCCACTCCGCGCGGCTCATGCCGCAGCACTCACAACAGGCGGCGGGGTTTCGTCGTTCGCGGCCATGCCGGCGACGATGGTCACGATGCGGACGGTGCTCATGCGGCCAGGCTCGGGAAGAAAGCGACCGGCTTCGCCGGGTCGATGTACGTCACCCGCGCATCGAAGTCCTTGATGTACGTGCGGCACGTTTTGCGCGAGGTCGATTCGATGATCTCGGCCGTGGCGGGGATGCCGCCGCCGCGCACGCGGGCCTCGGCGATCTCGCACGCTTCCTCGAAACTGTCGGCTGTGTCGTTGCCGGTTTTCATGCCGCCGACTTGATTGCGCGACCAGGCGACGACGTGCAGGCGAAGGAGGCTCATCACAGCAACCCCATCAGACGCGCGGCCAACACGAACGCGGCGATGGCGAACATCGCGGCAATCCACGGCCATTCGTGCGACTCGGGGATCGGTTTGGGCGCTGGCGGGAGCTTCACGACGTTCAACCGCCTTCTGCGCAGCTCTGAACTTGCCGGCCGCCTCGACCAACTCGGCCACGGCGGCGTTTTCGGAGCGCCGATTCCATGCCGCGTGCGCAATCTCTGCGTCCGGCTGGCACACCGTGCAGATACCGCATGCCTTGCAATCGACGTAGTGGTGGCAGTCTTTCGGCGCTGTCGTCTCCTCGCGCAGCCTTGCTTCACCACCGCAGAACGGGCAGGGAAGCAGCACATCCACCGGCCCGCTCACAGCGCACCGCCAAAGAACAGTTCCGCCGCCAGGATGGCCAACAAGGCGGCGATGGTCGCCAAGCCTTGCGTGGTGAAGAACGAACCCTTGCCGTTATCCATCGTCATCTCCCATCGCCAGCCCCTCGGGCGGCGTGGGGTGAACTATGCACTTCGCGTAAATACCTGTCAACGCATTTCGCGTAGTTGGCGGTAGAAAGATATGCGGAGCGCGTAGGCCGTTTAAGAAATGTTCAGTTTGCCGAACGTCAGGCACAAAAAAGCCCGCTTGTGCGGGCTCGACCGTGCGGCTGTGGGGTTAACTCACCCAGCAGGGCACTTTGTCGCCTCTGCGATCTCGTTTTGCCGTTGGTTGAAGTGCGCGATGTTCTGAGCGATGACGCCTTGCACGTCTTTCTGTCCGCGCACCCACGGCTCAAGCGCCAGCTCGATCTGATATCTGCCGTCACCGGCCGGTGTTTTGGTTACCGTGCCCGTCTGGCGGCTCGCGCTGTTCGTCACATACGTTTCGAGCAGTGCATCCGTGGCGATGCGCAGCCGCATGCCGCTGGCGTTCTCCACGTCCTTGGTGGCCTGCGCCCACATCGCGCTGCATTGCGCCTGGCAGTGGCACACAGGTGCCTCCTGGCCGAACGCTACCGCCGGCACCAGGGCCGCCAACATCCATAGCTTGTTCATCGCTTTCCCCCCATTGAAGTCACCATCGCAAGAATCGCTTGCTGCTGCTCTGCCGACAAACCCTTCATTGCCCGCGCCGTTGCCGCTGGCACGGGATCCTCGACCAGCTCGACTTCGTTGCCCCTCATGGACTGCACATCCGTTTGCAGAACGTCCATCAACGCCATCAACTCATCCACTTTCCACCTCTCCCCTCGACTGCCGTTGAACCATCCGGCCACCGTCGAATAAGCAACAGCCATGCCACGGCGGTTTAGCTCGGCGGTCACGACCTGGACGCTCATCCCCAG